AATGTATTAATTTTATATTTGCTTCTTATTTGCCCAAAACTATATCCGGCGTGTGGCGATCCATGTGATTGACTCATACTCAAAATTCTATCCTCTGCTCATTAAAGTTACCTACACTAGTAAACTCATAACTATCTCCACAAGTTCTTCCACAAGTAAATAATTTAGGATTTTTATCATTCATTTTATTAGACCAACTGCTAACTAAATCGTTGTTATAAAATCTATGTTCCATTATTTCTTTTAAACTATGTGTTTTTGTACTATTAAAATCTTTTCCGTATCGTTCTTGTAACTGTATCATTTGTTGTGTTTGTATATTTTTTCTACCAGTAGAATATCTATTTGTGCCAACCCAACAACAAGGCCAGGCTTTTGCTTCAAAGTCTATATAAATCATATTCTTTTTTTTATATTTACAAGTTATAGGCGTCTGGTCTACATAAGTGTGGAACGATCCGAACTTATCTATAATCTGGTCATATTTTGATTTGTTTTTATTTTCTTTACTAGAAATAGTATGTTCTGATTTTCTAGTTTTAACTCTTAAAGCATCATTACTAGCTTTATTAAATTCTTCTACTTTTACAAATCTACTAGTATTTTTAAAATTAATGCTTTTAATTCCTAGAGTTTTTGCTAATTCTTTTGCTTCTGCTACTTGATGTATATTATGATCAAAAATTAAATAATCCCAATGAGCTTCGCCGCCTGCTTCTACAAATGCTGTAACATTTTCAATAATTTTATCCCAGTTACTATTAACACGATATAAATGATTAGTATCTTTAAGACCGTCTACACTAATTGTTATTGAATGCTTTGGCCCATCTAAGATGTTTGCTAACTTTCTCCACCAGTCTGGTGTTCTAGCACTAGCATTGGTTACAATACCTATTCCTTCAATTCCTGTGCTTTTTACAAATTCTAAACATTCTAAAAAATTATTACTAGCAATACTATCACCATAATTACCACACCAGAAAACATGATTAACGTGTTTAACAACATCAGGCGTTAGTATTCTTTTATAATCATCTAAAGACATTTCGTCTATAGGCATATAAGGATTTACTTTGCCGTCATCTGTAACTCTAGCACATTGGGGACAAAGTAAATTACATTTACTAGTATGTTCAAAATGTATTTGTGTTATTTCGTTGAGATCAAGATAATTCATTATATATGTACTTATCTTAACGTGAGAGGGTGGTCAAAAAAATAGGCACTATAAAAAGTGCCTATTTTTAATAGTTTTAAACTATATTAGGATACAGCCGCCGCTGTTAAGATTCCTAATTTAGTAGCTGTTACTGTAGCACCTGATAAGTCAACTCCGTCAACTGTACCTAAAGCTCTAATAGCCGCCTGCATAGTTGCCGCGTCTAAAGATCCTTCAACAGCGAAAGTTTGCTGTGTGTTAGAATCAAGCATTGGTCCAATCGCTACAATAGTATTAGTATTACCAATTACTTTATGGCTTGACGCTTGAGCGCCTTCTGGGCCAGTTGAAGCATTAGTGGCAACATAGTCTACTGTAAAGAATGACATATCTGCTCCCATCATCTCTGTATTTGATGACGCTGTAGCAGGATGTGATCTTGTTACTGTTGGCATAATATTCTCCTTGAAATTATATTAACCTAGTAGGTATATTTTAACCTACTTTAATGCTTTTATTTATCATAAAGAAAGGGCCCGTAGGCCCTTTCCATAATTGTGTATAACTTCTAACTATTAGTTAAAGTATGCTACAACAGCCGCCGTAACACCAGTAACTCCACCAAAATTAGAACCTGCCGCCGGAGCCGCACCTTCTGATAATACGTGAACTACATCTGAAGCACCAGCATTGAAACCACCTGCTGTATCGTCACCGATACCAACGATAGTTGCTGTAAGGCCTATGTAAGCGATACATGAATCAAGCTCTGCTTGTGTTAAGTTAGATTTAGATAAGCTAGTTAAAGCTACTTCTTTTCCTGCGAACATAACGCCTGCGGCGCCATGTGCTCTTGTTAAATCTGCCATTTTAAGTCTCCTAAATTTTTATTCGCTAGTGCGAACATACAAGTATTTATACGATTTTGGAGATTTTTAACTACTAAGATTAATTTTTAATACCGCCTATACGGTCTTTTAAACGTGGGTCTCGTATAGCTTTGTATAAGGCCGCTCCTGCTACTGCTCCCCATACAAGTGGATTTTTAGATAATGGGCTTTTAGCTTGATCCATTCCCAAGCCACCCTTTTTAACTGTTTTAACATACATAGGCGTTAAGTCACTGCCTCTAGCATTGTGATTTAAAGCAAAGCCTAATCTAGTGGCCGCTACTTTACGCTCATTTGGTAACATTCTAGGCCAGTCAGCAATAATACGTCTCATTTGATTTGTAGTCCCACTTCTAACACCTAAGCCTCTTTGAATCATTATTAATGCTCTACGATCTGCTTGAGTATCTTTTCTACCATTAACAATGTCCATTAAATATCTTTTTACTTGAGCTTGTGGCGTTTTATCAACACTTGCTAACAAATTGTGTAAATCTGTTGCTCCTGCTCGTACACCATCAAATCCTGCGAATCTCATAGTGCTTCTAGCATAGGCTTTAGCTTGGGCTGGGTTTTCATATTTCATTACTTGTAATCCAAGTAAATGAGAATATAATGTATCACCTAAACGTGCTTGACTGCTAACATTGATCCTTTTAGGATCTTTAAACATTCTAGCTTCGCCTAATTCTTCTTTTATAAATTCAAATGCCATTATTTGCTCCAGCTCTTTGCTTGATTGAAGTTTGCTTTGTTAAACTCTAATCTATCATTAAGTTTTACAGCACCACCTTCAATACCAAATGCTACAAAGCCTTCAGGATTTGTAACTTTATATCCTGAGTCTGTTTTTAAGAACGTACCTACGTTCTGTTCTATTAATTCTAATTTCTTTAACAGTTTTAATTTAAGTTGTATAACTTGTTTATATACGGCCATAACTGCTAGTAAGTTATTTAAGTTATCATCTACAAATTGTTCTAACTGTAAATTACGTTCAATTCTTTTTTGTGCCGCAGGTCCTTCTGGTCCACTTTTAAGTCCTTCAATTTCTTTGTCCATTCTCTCTTTAAAGTATACTACAAAGTCTTTAACAAATGCTGTTGGATCACCTATACTTTGTCCTGCTGTAATTTTTTTATTAATAAATGGTTTAACCCATTTAGCTAAATCAGGTTGCTGTAAAAATGAATTAAATCTTTCTTTATCTACTTTACCAAGTGTATTTTTACTTTGTCCTAATGCTTGTACTATTGTTTGGTTTTCACCTTTTGTTAATGTTGCTTTACCACTAACATCTTTATAATAAGCATCATCTACCCAAACACTAGGTACTTTCTTTAAATTGTTTACACTAGCACCAAACTCAGCTTTCATATCAGATAATGTTTCACCTGAGTATGTTGTATGAAAAACAACACCGATTTTTGCTTGTCTAATTGTTTTACCAATCTCGCTGTCTATTGGAACAGCATAGGTAATAGTATTAGGTGTAAATGTTATACAGGCTTCGCCATTAATATTTGATTCTTCTATTGAATCAGTAGTAAACATCATATCACCTTGTAATACTTTTTGAATTCCTAATTTACTTAATTCTGATAATGCTATTTTAAGTTTAGCATTTAATCCTTCCCCAGGATACCACTTGTCAATATCAGCATTAGTTTTGGCCGCCTTTTGTTCATTCTTACCAAATACTGCTTTAGTACCTACAAAAAACTTACCATCTACTGGATCTGTACCAACAAATACTGCTGGAGAACCGTCCCATTTAACTGTTACTTGACTTTGTGCTTTACCGCCTGTATAAAGCATACCTCTAAGAGCATCAATATATTTTAGAGATGAAATAGCACCATCGTATCCATTATTTAAAATTAAATCTTCTAAATGTTCTAAATGTAAATTTTTGTTAGGATCAGACGCTTCTAGTAATGTTTGCCATGTACGAGGCTTGAGTACTTCTGTTATTAACATTTTATTTCCCTAATTCTGCGGATATTTGTTTACTTGCCATTCTACCAGTTTTTAAATTTATCCATTGAGCACCAGCCCACTCATATGGAGCACCGTCAGATGCTTTTTTAAGTGTACCTTTTGCTATGTTTGAACCTTGGTTTTGTGCCGCGGCCGGTTCTGGATCTCCTTGAGGAGCAGGCATATTTTCAGATACTTCTTTAGAAATATCATTAGGTAGTTTATCTTGTACTTGTTCAATGTAAGATTGCATTTCTACTGATGACTTAGGCTTTAACATAATAGCTATTACTATTCTTAAAATAGCATTAGCACCTTTTTTATCTGTATCAACACCAAACTCTGTTGATGCTTTTTTATATGATATTTTAGCTGAACTTGAACCATAAAATCTGTCAATCCATGCTTGTAATAAGCCTGCTGGATTTGATTTAGCATGATCGCTGTGTTTTGTTATAATATCTTTCCACGCTTTATAATGACGTGTTGTCATATCTATAACTTCGCCTATTTGGCCACCTTTACCGGAAATGCCACCTGATAACTTATAACTACCTTTACTGTAACTCTTTACGTTATCAATTTCATTAATCTTCATGCTTTAATTTCCTAATTCCTCTAGTGAATTTGACTGGCTCTTGTTTCCTAATGGCCGCTAAAAATCGTTTTTCTAGGTCTACTGCTGTTTCTTCATTGAAATTTTCTTTTATCATATTGATTAAATTAATCGATGATTGGATTAGGTGAGTTGCTCTACTTTCTACCACGTGTTTACGATCCCTATCGTACGATATAGAATCTAATTCTTCTAGTAATGATCTTGTTTTTCTTTTCATTAGAGTCTCCCTGTAATGTTATTTATTGAATTTTCTCCAGTTCTATTAATATCTTGTTTACAGTTTTTTCGCTAAAATCGTTAAATATAGTATATTAATAGTAATCAGTAGGAGTAAACATTATGAATAGAAGTAGTCATTTCGCTAATTTGGCAGGATTAGTGTATGAAGAGTTCGACGCTAAATTAACAGCTAAACTAAAAAAGGTCGGATATACTAAAGTACAATTTATAAGCAAAGACGGTGCTCAAGTAGTAGTATTAACAAACAAAGATGAGCAGGTGTTAGCATTTAGGGGTACAGAGCCAAAAGAGTTTAATGATATCAAAGCTGACCTAAAAGCATGGAAGAGCAAGTCCAGAACTAAAGGTAGAGTACATGATGGCTTTTATGACGAAGTTAATAAGGTCTGGAAAGACATAAAAGAAAAATTAAGCACATCAAAACCATTATATATTTGTGGTCACAGTTTAGGTGGAGCAATGGCAACAATCGCCGCTAGTAGATTACAGAATAAATGTAAAGAATTATACACGTTTGGATCACCTAGAGTTGGTAATAAAAAATGGGTAGAAAGTGTTAATGTTAAACACTACAGATGGCGTAATAATAACGACCTAGTTACTAAAGTACCTTTATGGATTATGGGTTTCAGACACCATGGAGATATGATGTACATTAATCATTATGGTAATTTGAGAAACGGTTTATCTAAATGGCAATTACTTAAAGACTGGGCTAGAGGACATTGGGCGGCCATTAAAAACTTTGAATTGTTTGATGGGTTGAGAGATCACGGTATGGCTAACTACGTTAAGAATACTGCTAAAAATAAACAAATAATCTAAGTTAAATTATACTCAAAATTTTGAGTTTCATCATTAATATGAACTTGCTTGGCACCATTTCTAATATGGAAATGTGTTGCCATAGGTGTTAGTGGAGATAATGTAACTAATCTTTCTACATTATTTTGTTTAGCCCATTCTCCTAATTTTTTAATAATTTCTTTTCCTGCTCCTCTTTTACGAGACCATACAGTATAAGCAATAGCAATTTTACCATCTTCTGTTCTACTCATATAATCCATTTCTCTTACTGTATAAGGAACTTCTGGGCAAATAGCTACACAGACAATAGCTTCAATTTCATCTTGAAACTTTAATCCAAATATTTTTCTACCATGTGTAATTCTAAAACCTAAAGTAAGTTCGGGTCTTACAGGATCCTCTGATACATCAATATCATCTAGTTCAACTAGCTCGGTCCCTTTAACCCATCTGAAAAAGTCGTCTGTTTTATCTTTAAATATTTTCAATGTAATCCTCTCTTAAATTAATACTTATTAGTACGCCATTATCATTAATATTATTATGGCAATAAACAATATTCCAAATATAATCATAACACCTTTAAATAAGTTTCCTATAGCACCAGGAAAGTTTTTAGAGGCGTACATTAATACCAAAATTAATAATAAAAAACCTACAAAAGACATATTAATTTAATACCTCAGTAAATTCTTTTTCAAAAGAGTAAGGAAGACCAAGACTAAAACAAATATATCCTTTGTCTTGTTCTTTATCTAAATTCTCACCTTGTAAAATCCATTTAATTGCTGTCTTACGATCACCAGCACCATCTTTAATTGTGTTTAAAATCTGCCCTTCAAATGCTTTTACTCTAATAGCCTCTTCTTCTGCTTCACGTTTAGCTTCAACTTCAGCTTGATTCCACCAATGATCTAATTCTTTCTTAAATTCTTCATCACTCATACCATCAGTATTAGCAACAACCGTACGAGCATACGATTTAGAAGTTGCTTGTGAAACTGCTTCGTAAAGAGAACATTCGTCTTGATAACGATCAAATTGAGCAGGTGTATAAACACCATATTGAGCCCAATGGTCTAAATCTTCTACAACCATACCAATCCAAACATTAGGATTTGATTCCATTTCTGCTTTATGCTTAGAGTTAATGTTTTTGATGTGTGTAGCAAGATCTGACATAATTATTTCTCCACTATATCCATGGCCCACTGATCCCATGGTTCTGTTTCTGTTGCTTTTAATAAATTAAAATCTACGGTGAAATTTTTATTCAACACTTCATCTTCCATAACCTCTTTAATAATTCTAAGGTCATCTGTATCTTCTGTGTCGATCCATAAAGTTCCGTGTTGCCAAAATATAGTAGGAAGTTCCTTATTTTCTTTATGGAACCTCTCTTTAATTTCAACAGTTGAGTGAGTTTCTAATCCCATTTTTTGCTCCTTTTTAACTATACTTACAGTATAGCATCTTTGGAGATAAAGTCAACCAGAAAAATAGGTAAAAAATACACTACATATAGTGATTTTTTTACAAACGATACAATATCTTGTCTATTGTGCCTGAAGTTAATGTTCTAGAAAATCTAACGTGGCTGTAAACACCATTAAAGTTAATATAAACGTTGTCTGATTGGTTTGTATAGTTCTTTGTAGTGATTTCAAACCATTCATCTGTGTCTAATTCACTTATAGCCGCCATACTTCCCTCAATTTTTAACGACCCTGTAAAGTCTGTAAAATATACTTGAGCTGTATGTAAAGCTGAATTTTGATTTAAACTTGGTGAAGCTTCAACTGAAACAGCATTATTGTCAGGCAATGTAATAGTTTGTGATTCTCTAAACTCTGTATATGGTCCATCAATAACTTCAATGTTACCCATAGCACCATAATGATCATCTACAAAAATTACACCTCTTTCACCACTAGTATTATCTAAAATACTGTAGTTTAAAAACTGCCCATCAACCTTTAATAAGTCGCTTTCAGTTACATCGAATTGTACTTTACCTTTTGAGGCATTAGTAATTGTACCTGTTTTGCTTATTAACGTTTTACGATTTTCCTGATCTAGGATATTAAAGACAAATGTTTTACCAGTAATATCTACAGGTTTTTGATCGTTGTTTTTCATTTCTATTACAAGTGGGTTCTTAACACCCTTGTAAACTTTTAAATTACGAGCATACATAGTCATATTCCTGTTCGGTGTGGACCCAATAGTGGTATATACTACTGAGTGGTTTTGTTCTACTAAATAGGTTGTAGTTTTTAGCATTATAAAATTACCTTTATTATACTGTATTTATGGAGCGGACGTGAATAAATTTGAAAAGTTACAGAAGAAATTCCCATTTCTTAGCCATGTAACCTATGCTAACAATGAATATGTTGGAATCATACAAAACTATGATAAACATTGCCTAAGCATATATGATATAGAGCGATTAAAAACCATTGATGAGAAAAAGTTATTCTTAGATATGGGTGATGTGTGGTGGAATGAGTCTAATAGACTAATACCTATTAACATATTTTTAAAGAAAGATTTTGCTTATTTTAAGATATGCCTTAGCACATTCATTGCTAAAGATTGTGAGGTTCTCGCTGGACCTCAAATTTCATTAAAAAATATCAGCGAAAAAAGAGTAAAGAAAAGAAGTATACAATTAGTTAAGAAGGCAAATTCCTAAACTTATCTAATTCAAATTGTTGAATTGGTTTAGTATTAGCATCTAATAACTCTATGTTTCTTTTTGCCCAATCCATGTATCCTGTTTTCTGTCTAAAATCTTGATCATCTACACTTATTCTAGAATCAGGATATCTACTAGAATAATACTCCCTATATAATTTATAAGTTTCTACAGTATCCTCTGGTCTAACAATAGTAGATCTATCATCTTTCATTTGAATACAAACAGCCCAATGATGAATCCATTCATCATTATCACAATCAAGCCATTGAAAAACTGGTTTCCTAAATATCCCATAATCCCAATGAGTAGGAAACCAGTCAGAACTTTTAGCATAGTTTCTTCTACCTAATCTTGGTAAATTTCTATCTGGGTTTCCACCTAAGAATTTAAAGTCGGGATTTGAATTTTGTAATTCGTTTTTTAGGTGCTGTTCTGAATTAAAAGTTAGTCTACATTCTTCAGACCATTCCCAGTCTAGTTTTTCTAAACGTTCTGCTTGTCTGTACAAATAGTCTTGTCCGGGAAATCCATTAATAGTATTGTATCTATTAATACCATTTTCTTTATGGTTCTCTTCGTTAAGTTTACAACAAATATACTCACCACCTTGTCCCGGATGGTACACTAGTACTCTTTGATGATCTTTGAACCAACTCATTACTCAGGCTTTCCTGGTGGCATAGCTTTCTCGCTGAATAGATGCTTCTTTCCTTCTGGAAAATTATCAGGATGATATTTTTCATGCTCTGGCATAGGGTCATCATTTTCTGTTATAACAGGCCAAGCATTCTTTTCAATGAACTCAGCATTGTTATATTTTAACCAATAAGCTAACTCTTCTGGGTCTTTACTAGAATCAGTATCTGCCCAAATTGCCTCTACTGGACATTCAGGTTCACATACTCCACAGTCAATACATTCATCAGGATTAATTACTAAAGTATTTTCGCCTTCGTAAAAACAGTCAACTGGGCATACCTCTACACAGTCTTTGTGTTTACACAAGACACACTTGTCGTCTACTAGGTAAGTCATTTATTCCATTAAGTTTTTGTTTTTTCTGGGATTGTAAAGTTTGATACTATCTGGTGCTGGTTTAATCCAACTAGATGTTTTTTTAAATCTAATCCAAGTATTATTAGCAAACCAAACTCCAGCAATAAAGGATATTGCCATTACGGAACATATTGCTAATAAGTGCCAAATTAAAAAGTTCATATTGTCTCCTTTTCTTCTAATAAGTTTATATGGATTGCTACTAAATGAGCATAAGCCACGGCGTGTGCCTTTTTAAAATAGTAACTGCCATCAGCTGGCTTTGTCCATACCTTTTCAGCAATTTGTTTCCAATCTAAATTTTGTAACTTTGCCTTACCAGGTCTCATTACTGCTAGAAACATTGCCATTCTAGTCATGCTATCAGGTTTTAGTTTAACCATCAGCTTGTGATGTCCATTAACGTGTATAACTTGATCACAAAATTCTTCACTTTCCCAAAGCCTTGCCCAATTAGGTTCTTTAGCAAGAAGACGTTCCATGTGTTCTTCGTCTTTTATACCTTGGTATACATTTACGTTTAAAAAATCTACTTTAAAGTATCCTCTATCTTCTGCTGTTTCATGATCGATACTTGCTTGACCTGACATAGGATCTACAGGTATATCAATAAAATAAGCACCTGTATTGTGTTTCTTACCATCGCTTAACGTTGCTGGTATATATTTTAACTTGCTTAATATATCTTCTCTATTAGCAAAGTCTATATCAATGTCTGGTAATTTGTTCATATGATGAATAACTGTAAAAACGCCCAAAAGTTCATTGCTACAAACCAACTAATAAGAACAATAGCACTAGAACGTCTAATGTATGTACTTATCAAACCCAATATACTACCTACTAGATAAAGTGGTACAAATATATGAGTTGCTGGATTTAAGATTGTAAAACTTAGAACAGCACTTCCTATTATTAATACTATTGCTTCTCCTAATTCACAATAAAAAGCAATAGGGCTTAATCTATAACTTTCTTTAAAATAATTAACCACATACTCCATTAAAACCCTACTTCCTTTAAAGTCTCTTTTACAATTTTAGATTCTTTGTTAAATTTAATAAGATGCTGTCTCCAGTAGTCAGGATCTATATACGGGTAAACTAATTGTACTTGTTCTTCATTAAACTTTCCTAAACATTCTTTACCTGTATCTGTACTAAAAATTACCCATGGACTAATACGTCCATTAATAATATCTTGAACTATTTTATTTTTGTTATTAGCTATAAAGTAACTCTTAATGTCTACTCCGGCTGTATCAGCCCAAGTTTCCATTGTAACTAAACTCCTAGATAAAGCATCTTCCCAATGCTCTGTTTTTAAATATGAACCTAACCAATCTAAATAATACTGCTCTTTACACCAGTGATCTAATTTAAACTTACTGTTAATTACATACTCAATATATTTCTGTGTGTTTATGATTTTATAATCAATCATAAACTTGCCAAATTTACAAAAAGCATTATAATAATTACTTCCTATAAAATCTTTATATCCTTTGTTTGTTGAGTTTGATTGTGTTTGTTTAAAGAAATACAAATAAGCCTGTAAACCTAATTGAACGTGTTTATCGTTTTTCTGTTCCCAACGTCTTTTAGCTTCACACATATGAGCTAACAATGTTGATTCTTTTACAAAACTTCTTTCACAATATTTACAAGTATATGATTTCTGAGATTTGTAATTAGTAACAACGTCTTTCACAATTTCAACCATTTGTTCATTCACTTTAGCTCGGCCTTTATATCTTTATCGTCCCAGCCAAGTAAAATTAACTGTTCCTTTAGTTCTTTTTTAGTTACGATAGTTGCTAGTAATTGAACTTCATCCTCTTTCATATTAGGATACAGTTTTCTAATAGTTTTATCGAAACCGCTTTTGCTAGATTTTGCTTTTTTCTTGTGAGGTATCCATTCGTGGTATTGTGTTCCCATTTGAGGACTAATTGTCGTCAATAGTAACCAATGTAACTTTGGATGCTTACTACTACTTATGTCAAAAAAATTCTTATTAGTACGTTCGTTTGTTGCTCTTAGATACCATTGTTGTAATAAGTTTTCACCTTTAACACTACTAGCATATCTATTATATAAGAATGGACTAAATGCTTTCTTTTCTTCGTCTGTTAGCCTATCCCAAAACTTTCTATCTTTTTTATCGATAGCTGGTAGTACCTTGTTTAGTGGTAAACTCATCCCCATACTTTTCCTACATCTACAATCTCATTGTTTCTTGTTACTTCTTTAACAAAGAAAGCACATTT